ATAAAGGACATTATGGTGAATATAGCGGTAACGCTAAGCACTCAAAAGTAACAGCTTCTAATTATGAAGCAACTAAAAAAGATGACGAAGCTCATATGACATATCTTAAAGAAGATGTTGATTACGACAACAAGCATGGTCATAGTGATTCTAGTATGACAGCTGACGAGAAACATATATCAAAACTAGCTGGAGACTTAAAATACGATAACAAAAAATTTAAAAAGTAAAATTATGCCAAACACAATGCCAGGAACAGGAAGCGGTGATAAAGCCGTAGCTATGAAAAAATATGGAGACGCAGTTCCTCATATGGAATCAGTTAAACAAGAAAGATCAAATTTAATGAGCGATAACCCAGTAGCTAAAGATGCTAGTGGCGGAAGAGGTTCATCATGGATGTCAAAACATGCTAGAAAAGTTGGAGGTGGATCACCTTTACACACGTTTGAAGGAGGAGCTCATAGAGGAGAAATGAAACATGACAAAGCTGGAAACCATTTAGGAAAAAAATAACAGTAGAGAACTGTATAAAACTCAAAACAATAACCACGTCAAATAATTAAAACAAAAAAAATGGCAAGATTTATCAATTTCCCGGTAACGGGAGGATTTACAAACGCAAATCCACCAGTAGCTACTCCAGGAATGGATGGTGACAATTTATTATTAGCAGAAAGCATTGTTTCAGTATCTGTAGCAACAACACAGCCTGGAAACGCAGCAACAGCTAGAACAACAGTTAGTATTCAATTAAACGGAATAGCAGGAAGTAGTTTATGTACTATAACTGTTGGAAGTAGCTCAACACTAGATCAAACTGGCACAGCTCAACCTGCAGTAGTAACAGCAGCTAGAATTAAAGATGCAATTAACAAAGCTATCACAGCTAATCCAGGTGGAGTAAAATCTACTGCAACATTACCACAAGATGCAGCAGTTAATGCACCTTACGCTTTCGGTAACATATTATATTTCAAAACATTTGTAATAAGCTAATGAACAAATCTAAAGGTTTCGGAGATACTGTAGAGAAATTTACAAGACACACTGGAATCAAAGGATTAGTTGATAATGTATCAAAAGGTTTAAACATTCCCTGCGGTTGCAAACATCGTAGGGATGCTTTAAACAAAATATTACCATATAAATTATAACACATGGCTTTTAAACTACCTGGCGCACCATATTTAGTAGACAACACACCTATATATAATATAGATATGGAGGACGGAGTAATGGGTAAAGCTAACAATAATGGTTCTATAGTTTTAAACAAAGACTTAGATCCATCACAAGTAGACGATGTAGTTGCACACGAGAAAATTCATTTAGAACAAATGGAAAGAGGTGACTTAGATTACGACAATGAAAACGTTTATTGGAAGGGTAAGAAGTATTCCCGATCTGAAATGGCTGAAGGTGCCAAAGATCTTCCGTGGGAAGCGGAAGCATACAAAAGATCATAATATGAGTAAAAAATTTAATCAAACAAAAGTAGGTAAATTTCTAAAACAAGTTGCACCTAATATATTAGACATGGCAGGTGATATTTTACCAGATGCTGGAGTTCTTAGTTTAATTAAAAATTTAATAACTAAAGATCAAGATCTACCTACAGAGTTTAAAGAAAAAGCATTGATGTTATTAGAACAAGATATGACAGAGATGAGAGAAACAACAAAACGCTGGGAGAGCGATATGAAATCCGATTCATGGCTTTCTAAAAACACTCGACCACTGTGCTTAATATTTTTATCTGTAATGACTATAGCTTTTATATGGGTTGATAGTCATCATGAAATATCTTTTACAGTAGAACAAGAATGGATAGGTTTACTAAAAACTTTAGTAACCACAGTCTACGTAGCCTATTTTGGATCACGTGGAGTTGAAAAATATAAAACAATAAGTAAAAATTAAAAAAAAATGGCAAATAATTTTAGTAGAGCACTAGCTATAACGGCAACTGACACGATAAATATGTTACCGGCTTGGGAATTTATGAACCAAACTGGGACATTAGGAACAAATCTTAGAGGATCTCTTATACAAGTAGGAACTGCTGGAAATATAAACGTAATACCTAACGGTAAAACAGGACTCATTGATACAGTTACAGTATTAACACAATTAACTAATGGTAGTGGATATTATGTAGGTGCTGCTATTGGAACAACTCGTACTAGTATTGTACCTACTTCAATTGGACCTAAAGTTTCTTCAGGATTAACTGTAAGTATAGCTATAGGCAATGTACCTGTACCAGGAACAAGCGCAACAGCTTTAGGAACTGGATACACTGGCACAGTTGGAGCTCCAGTTGCTTTTACAACAACAGGAGGCACGGCTGGTTCTTCAGGTTTAATAGGAATTATTACTGGCGTTAATGGAACTGGCGGGATAACTGCTTTTACAATAACAAGAGGTGGACAAGGTTATGCGATTAACGATGTATTAACATTTGTTTCAGGCGACGGTATTAACGGTACTATGACTTTATCTTCAGCACCGAACGGAGCAGTAACAGGCATTGAAGAAATTACTGCAGGTGGCGAAGGATATGCAATAGGAGATATTATAACTATAGATCAAGCAGGTAGTGGTGAAAATGCTACTTTTAGAGTTGATATGGTTAGAGGTTTAGCACCAGTAGTTAGTGATGGAGTTTTATTCACAGGATTACAAGCTGGCGACGTACTTCCGGTATACGTAGATTACGTATTAGCTGGCGCAGGCGCTACTGCAACTACGGCTGGAGCTTTAGTAGCGGGTAGAGAATCATCAGTTTCATAGTAAATAACTAATATATAGGTGACTATATAAATAAGAACATATATTAACAATTAAATTAAATCAAAATGAGTAAAGTAAAAGAATTAACAACAAAGATTACAGACGAGCAATTAAAATTATTGCAAGAACAACAAGGTAAATTAAACGAAGTACTTAGAACTATTGGAGTTCTTGAGACACAAAAAAGTAATGTGTTAAAAGAAGTTGAAAGTATAAGTAAAGAAGTTGAAGCTACTAAAAAAGAGCTTGAAGAAGAGTACGGTCAGATTAACATTAATTTAAGTGACGGAACTTACGAAGATATTGTAGAAGAAGTATCAACTGCTGACGCTAAGTAAGATGTCTAAAAGTAATATTAGAAAGATCAGTATTGGATCTGACTACAAAAATGATGCTATGCATTATGCTGTAGGTCAAGAAGTGTATGGTGGTCATAAAATATCTCATATACTCTTTAATGATTCAGACAAGTCTTATAATATACATATTAAAAAAAACAACGAGGTATTGCCATGGAAAAAGTTTAACTCTAACATGGCTATATCCGTTGAGTATGATCTAGAATATTAATATGAATAGTATATATGATTTTATTGTTGAGCCGTTAGGTGAAAAATATAGCAATACTATTAAAGTAGGTGACAAAACACTAGTCATAAACACTAAAATAGAAGACTTTAAGTTTGTAAATAGATTAGCTAAGGTAATTAAATTACCTATAGCTTTTAAATCTAATATAAAAATTGGTGATATTGTTATTATACATCAAAATGTATTTAGAATATTTTACGACATGAGAGGCGAAAAGAAGAAAAGTAGATCTTGGTTTAAAGATGATTTACATTTCTGCGCTATAGATCAAATATATTTATATAAAAATTCAGAAGGTTGGCACTCATTTGGTGACAGATGTTTTATTCAACCTATAAAAGATAATGAAGATCTAACGTTAGATAAAGAACGTAGTCTTATTGGTATATTAAAATATGGCAATAGCTCCTTAAACAAGCTTAAAATACATCCTGGTGACCTAGTAGGTTACACACCTAATGGTGAATGGGAATTTTTAGTTGATGGACAAAGACTTTATTGTATGAAATCAAATGATATTGTAATTAAGTATGAACACAAAGGAGACGAAGAAAAATATAATCCTAGCTGGGCAAGTAGCGGTGGAAGAATTAATTAAGGTTGCTAAAGAACCTATTGTAGATTCAGATGATGATATATCAGCTGATCGTTTAAAAAACGCAGCTGCAACAAAAAAATTAGCTATATTCGATGCTTTTGAAATACTTAATCGTATTAATCAAGAGCAAGATCTATTAGATGAAAAACCAAAAGAAGTCAAAAAAGAAACTACGTTTCGTGGCTTTGCTGAAGGAAGATCTAGATAATGTATAAACAAGATCTATATAGAATATTAAAAGACCATGTTAAACCTAAAGTTCTTAAACGAATGAATAGGTATAAGAAATGGGAATACGGATACAATGAAGACCATGATATGGTTGTCATATCTAGAAGTGGAGAGATAGGTGATATATATGAAATACAAAACCTAAAAATAGCTTTACCAAAAGAAGACAATGTTCATGTTTTTGATAATGACAAATGGAATTTATTTGAATATCCTAAACAATTAAAGAAAATAAAAACTGTGTTCGACTGGAGAGAATATCCTGAGGACTTTAAAGAACAATGGTATGACTACATCGACAAAGAATTTAAAAGGCGTGAAGAAGGTTTCTGGTATATTAACAAAGGTAAGCCTACTTATCTTACTGGCACTCACTATATGTACCTGCAGTGGTCCAAGATTGATGTTGGGCAACCAGACTTTCGAGAGGCCAACCGTATATTTTTCATATTCTGGGCCGCAGTATATGCAGATGCCAGGTGTTATGGTATGTGCTATCTCAAGAACAGACGCTCGGGTTTCTCGTTTATGGCATCAGGGGAGTGTGTCAACATGGCGACCATATCAACCGACGCACGTTTTGGGATTTTGTCCAAATCTGGCGCCGATGCTAAGAAGATGTTCACGGATAAGGTGGTACCGATATCCGTTAATTACCCATTCTTTTTCAAGCCCATCCAGGACGGAATGGACCGTCCAAAGACCGAGTTGGCCTACAGAGTCCCAGCCAGCAAGTTTACCAGAAGAAGTATTACCTCAACCGACAAAGCCGAAGATCTCGCCGGGTTGGACACGACCATCGACTGGAAGAACACGGGCGATAACGCCTACGATGGGGAGAAACTCAAGCTCCTCGTCCACGATGAATCGGGGAAATGGGAACGCCCGAACAACATCCTCAACAATTGGCGTGTCACGAAAACCACCCTTAGACTAGGATCAAGAATTATAGGAAAGTGTATGATGGGATCAACATCAAATGCTTTAGATAAAGGTGGTAGAAACTTTAAAAGATTATACGATGACTCAAACGTCAACAAAAGAAATGCGAATGGACAAACAAGTTCGGGACTCTATTCTTTGTTCATTCCTATGGAATGGAATTACGAAGGATACATTGATTCTTACGGATTTCCTGTCTTCGACACACCTAAAAAACAAGTACAAGGACCTCACGGATTACCTATTAAAATAGGAGTATTAGAATACTGGAACAATGAAGTAGAAGGTCTTAAGGAAGATCAGGATGGTTTAAATGAGTTTTACAGACAGTTTCCACGTACAACTAAACATGCTTTCAGAGATGAATCTAAAATGTCTTTATTTAATCTAACTAAAATATATCAACAGATAGATTATAATGAAGATGTAAGCAACATTAAAAGAGTTACTCAAGGTAATTTTCAATGGGAAAATGCAGAGAAAGATACTAGAGTTATATTTATGCCAAATAAAAATGGTAGATTCTATATAACCTGGGTACCACCAGCAAATTTACAAAACAAAAGATATATAAAAAATGGAGTTAATTATCCAGGTAACGAGCATTGTGGTGCTTTTGGATGTGATCCATATGATATATCAGGTACAGTTGATAAAAGAGGTTCTAACGGATCTTTACACGGCTTAACAAAATTTAGTATGGAAGAAGTTCCACCTAATCATTTCTTTCTAGAATATATCGCTCGTCCACAAACTGCTGAGATATTCTTTGAAGATGTATTAATGGCTTGCGTGTTTTATGGTATGCCAATACTAGCAGAAAATAATAAACCTAGATTACTTTATTATTTCAAACGTAGAGGTTATAGAGGTTATGCAATGAATAGGCCAGATAAAAAAAGAAACAAACTATCGGTTACAGAAAGAGAGATTGGTGGAATACCTAACTCTAGTGAAGATATAAAACAAGCTCATGCGTCAGCTATTGAAACATACATAGAAACTTACGTTGGTTTAAAAGAAACTGGTTATGGTGATGTGTATTTTCAAAGAACATTAGAAGACTGGGCTCATTTTAATATAAATAATAGAACAACACATGATGCTTCTATTAGTTCCGGACTTGCGCTTATGGCTTGTAATAAACATAGATATGCACCTGTTAATAAACTGGAATTAAAAGCGGTTGATTTAGGTATAAAAAAATACGATAACAAAGGAACTACATCAAAAATTATTTAAATGAATATATATACTAACACCAATAGTGCTTTCCCTAGTCAAGTAGTGAGTGATGCTGAAAAAGCAAGTGAAGAGTACGGAAGTCAAGTTGCGATGGCTATTGAATACGAGTGGTTCCGTCAAGGAAGAAGCAGTGGTAATAGATACTTAACTAATTGGAATAATTTTAACCAATTAAGATTATACGCACGTGGTGAACAAAGTATACAAAAATACAAAGATGAGTTGTCTATTAATGGCGATTTGTCTTATCTTAATTTAGACTGGAAGCCAGTACCTATTTTATCTAAGTTTGTAGATATAGTTGTTAACGGTATATCATCAAAAAGTTACGATATAAAAGCTTACGCTCAAGATCCTGAATCAATAAAGAAAAGAACAGAGTACGCTTCTAAGTTGCAAGAAGATATGATAGCTAAAGAATATTTAGACAACTTAAAAGATGTCTTAGGCTTAGATTTATATCAATCACCTAATCCAGCTACATTACCAGAGTCATCTGAAGAATTAGAACTTCATATGCAATTAAGCTATAAACAATCAATTGAGATTGCTGAAGAAGAGGCTATAGCTTCTGTTATGGCTCAAAATAAATTTGATCTTATAAGACGTAGATTAAACATGGACTTAACTGTTTGTGGTATTGCTGCAACAAGAACTAATTTTAATACCGCTGAAGGTGTTACTATTGACTATGTTGATCCAGCTTATATGGTTTATTCTTATACTGAAGATCCAAACTTTGAAGACATATATTATGTTGGTGAATTAAAAGCTATAACTATACCTGAACTTAAGAAAGAGTTTCCAGACATTAGTGAAACAGAATTAAAAAGAATACAATCAATGCCAGGTAACAGAGCTTATGTTACTGGTTGGGGAGATTATGATGAGAACACTGTTCAAGTTTTATACTTTGATTACAAAACTTATTCTAATCAAGTATTTAAAATAAAACAAACCGAGCAAGGATTAATGAAAGCTTTAATAAAAGATGATTCATTTAATCCACCAGAAAGTGACAACTTTGAAAGAGTGTCAAGATCAATTGAAGTATTATACACAGGAGCTAAGGTTTTAGGTACAGATACATTATTAAAATGGGAGTTAGCTGAAAACATGTCTAGACCTTACGCTGATACTACTAAGGTTAGAATGAACTATAATTTATGCGCACCTAGAATATATAAAGGTAGAATAGAATCACTTGTAAGTAAGTGTGTTGGTTTTGCTGACATGATACAGTTGACGCATCTTAAACTACAACAGGTGTTATCTAGAATGGTTCCAGATGGTGTTTATTTAGATATGGATGGTTTAGCAGAAGTTGACTTAGGTAATGGTACAAATTATAATCCTGCCGAAGCATTAAACATGTATTTCCAAACAGGTTCTATAGTAGGTAGATCACTTACGCAAGACGGTGATATGAATGCCGGTAAAATACCAATACAAGAACTTAATAGTTCTAGTGGGCAAGCTAAAATACAAGCTTTAATACAAACTTATCAATATTACTTACAAATGATAAGAGACGTAACAGGACTTAATGAAGCTCGTGACGGAACTACACCAGATAAACAAACTTTAGTAGGATTACAAAAGATGGCTGCTAACGCATCCAATGTAGCTACTAGACATATAAAGCAGTCTAGTTTATACTTAACTCTTATGGTTGCTGAAAATATAGCTTTAAAAATAGCTGATGCATTACAATTTCCATTAACTGCTGCATCTTTAAAGAATTCTATATCTAATTACAATGTAAACACATTGATGGAAGTTAGTAGTTTAAATCTTCATGACTTTGGTATATTCTTAGAATTAGAACCAGACGAAGAAGAACAAGCTCAATTAGAACAAAACATACAAGTAGCTTTGCAAGCTCAAGGTATAGACTTAGAAGATGCTATAGATTTAAGACAAATAAAAAATCTTAAACTAGCTAATCAAATGCTTAAGATAAAGCGTAAAGCTAAAGGTAAGCAAGATCAAGCTAATCAACAAGCTAATATAGCTGCTCAAGGCCAAGCTCAATCTGATGCGGCTAAAGAAACTGCTATGGCAGAAGTACAAAAACAAGAAGCTATATCTGGATCACAAGTTCAACTTGAACAAGCTAAATCTCAAATGGAGATATCTCAAATGAATACAGCTTGGTCACTTAAACAACAAGAAATGCAGCTGCAACATAAATTTGATATGGAGCTTAAGCAATTAGATCTAAAAGCTACTAAAGAAAAAGAAGCTGAAATACAAGGTCGTAAAGAAAAAAGTAGTAAACAAGAAGCTACACAACAGAGTAAGATGATCGCGCAGAGACAAAATGACGAAGGTCCAATTGATTTTAATAATCAAGACGGCATGAACATGGAAGCTTTTGCGTAAATTTTTAATTATTTAATTTTATTATATTATGTCAGAAACAACAAATGAACCTGTTAAGCAGGAAGGAGACTTTAAAATAAAGTCTAAAAAGAAAACACCTAGAAAATTAGGTAACAAAGAGCAAGAGATACACAAAGTTAGTATCAAAGAACCTTTAGTTGAACTACCACCAGATCTTATAAAGGTGACTGTTCCTAAGGAAGCTCTAGAAAAACAAGAAGATAATGCCATTCAAATCGGAGAAACAACGAAAGTATCTGTGGTTGAAACACCCGGAGATAGCACAACGGTGGGAGAACCTGTACAAGAGTCCAACGAGACTACTGAAGGGTTTTCTGCGATTACCGAAATAGCTGAGGAAGAAGTAAAGCAAGTTACTAAAGAAGTAAAAGAAGCTTTACGTGATGAAAAAGTTTTAGGTAAACAATTACCAGAAAACATTGAAAAACTAGTTAACTTCATGGAAGAAACTGGTGGTACTATTGAAGATTACACAAGACTTAACGCTGATTATTCAAACGTTAATGAAGATGCTCTATTAAAAGAGTACTATAAAAAAGCTAAACCTCATTTAAACGAGGAAGAAATAGGATTTATCATGGAAGACAATTTCGACTTTGATGAAGACTTGGACGAAGAGCGTGATGTCCGCAAAAAGAAACTCGCTAAAAAAGAAGAGGTTGCAAAAGCAAAAGAGCATTTAGAAGATCTAAAAGTTAAATACTACGAGGAAATCAAGTTGAGACCTGGTATAACTCAAGATCAACAAAAAGCTACAGACTTTTTCAATCGCTACAACAAAGATCAGGAGCTAGCTGAACAAAAGCATGATTTATTTAAACAAAGTACTAAAGATTTATTTAACGACGATTTCAAAGGTTTTGATATTAAAGTTGGTGATAAAAGATATAAGTACAACATACAAAATCGTGACAAAATTGCTGAAAACCAATCAAACATTAACAACCTTGTCGGGAAGTTCCTAGACTCAGATGGTAACGTTAATGATCCAAGTGGTTATCACAAAGCTATATACGCTGCTGACAACGTAGATAAGATCGCTTCTCATTTTTATGAGCAAGGGAAAGCTGATGCAGTAAAAGAAGTCGTAAACAATTCAAAAAACTTAAGTGAATCTCAAGCGAGAAAAACTCAAGGCGATGTATTTGTTAACGGAATGAAAGTTAAAGCAATAAGCGGTGCTGATTCTAAACAATTAAAAATTAAAACAAGAAAATTTAACTAAAAAATTTAAAAATTATGTCTTTAAATCCACAATTTGGTGGTATTGTACCTTCGCCAATTCAAACTCCTAACCCAGGAAATTACTTAGTATTTGACGGGGCAGCAGGAGGAAACTTTGCGCAACAATATTTACCAGAAATTTATGAACAAGAAGTAGAACGTTATGGAAACAGAACGCTATCTGGCTTCTTAAGAATGGTTGGCGCTGAAATGCCAATGACGTCTGATCAAGTAATTTGGTCGGAACAAAACAGATTACACATATCTTACGATAACTGTGGTGTTGCTGCCGATCAAGGTGGTGGTGCTGCTAACAGTTCTGTCGTGACATTAGGTGGCGGTGCAACTGCTATCAACGTTATATCTGTTAATGATACTGTAGTTATGCTAGATCCTGTTTCAGGAGCTGAAGCTAAAGGTATTGTTATAGCAACTGTAGCTGGTGCAACTGGTGTCGGTGGTGCTGGTAGTGCTCAAATTACTGTAAGATCATTTGCTAACGCAACTTTTATTGCGCAAGGAATGACTATTACTGCTGCTAATGCTCTTGGTGGTATCAAAGTATTTGTTTATGGTTCTGATTATACAAAAGGAACTACTACAACTGCTGCTGGTGTAGGTAACTCTGCTGTAAGAGTATCCGCTACTCCATCTTTCACACAATTTTCTAACTCACCAGTGATCATAAGAGATCAGTACGTTGTTACTGGATCTGATATGGCACAAATTGGTTGGGTTGAAGTTGCTACTGAAGACGGATCATCTGGATTCTTATGGTACTTAAAAGCTGAGTCTGAAACAAGATTACGTTTTGAAGATTACTTAGAGATGAGTATGGTAGAAGGTGAATTAAACTTGAACGCAACTGCTGTTGCTGGTTACACTACAGGTGTTTTACCAGGTACTCAAGGTTTATTTGCTGCTATTGAAGCTAGAGGAAATGTAGAAGTAGGATTTACTGCTGCTGCTGGACTTGATGATTTTGATTCAATTCTTAAGAATTTAGATACTCAGGGAGCAATTGAAGAAAACATGTTATTCTTACAGAGACAAACATCTCTTGATTTTGACGATATGTTAGCTTCTATATCTGGCGGATTTGCTGGAGGAACTGCTTTCGGTTTATTTGAAAATTCTGAAGAAATGGCTCTTAACTTAGGGTTCTCTGGATTCAGAAGAGGTTCTTATGACTTTTACAAAACTGATTGGAAATACTTAAACGATGCTTCTACAAGAGGCGCAATCGTTGGAGTTAATTCAATTGAAGGTGTATTAGTACCTGCTGGAACTTCAACAGTATACGATCAAATTTTAGGAACTAACATCAGAAGACCTTTCTTACACGTAAGATATAGAGCTTCACAAGGTGATGATAGAAGAATGAAATCTTGGTTAACTGGTTCTGCTGGCGGAGCTTACACGTCTACTTTAGATGCAATGGAAGTTAACTTCCTATCTGAAAGATGTTTAGTAACTCAAGCTGCTAACAACTTTGTATTATTCAAAGGAATCTAATTGATTCAATTATAATAACTATCCCTGTCTTCGGGCAGGGGTAATTATTTTTATAAACTATTTAATTTTATTATATTATGGCTAAACAAGCTAAAGCAGAAACTATTGAGGTTGCACCTCAGCCGGTAGCTACAAAAGTAGCACCAAAACCAAGTTGGGAAATCAAAGATAGAATGTATTATTTAACAGGAGGTAAAACACCTTTAACGTTAACAATACCTGGTAAGCATACTAGAAAGCATGCATTACTTTACTTTGATGAAAAAAGTGGTAAACAAAGAGAATTAAAATATGCAACCAATCAAGACTCGCCTCTTGTAGATGAACAAAAAGGTGAATGCACGATGGGACATATTACATTTAAAGATGGCGTATTAGCCGTTCCTAAATCATCACAAAACTTACAGAAACTTCTTTCTTTATATCATCCTTTAAAAAATAAATTATACGATGAGCATAATGAGATTGCAGTTGCTGAAGATGAGTTAGATGTTTTAGATCTTCAAATAGATGCTTTAAACGCAGCAAGAAATTTAGATGTAGATCATGCTGAAGCTATATTAAGAACTGAGAAAGGATCACAAGTAACATCAATGAGCTCTAAAGAATTAAAAAGAGATCTATTGTTATTTGCTAGAGAAAATCCAGCTCTATTTATAAGTTTAGCTAATGATGAAAATGTACAGTTAAGAAACTTTGCAGTTAGAGCTTCGGAATCAGGGATAATTAAATTATCTCATGACCAAAGATCTTTTACATGGGGGTCAAATAATAGAAAATTAATGAATGTACCATTTGATGAAAATCCATACTCTGCATTCGCGGCTTTCTTAAAAACTGACGAAGGTGTAGAAATCTATAAATCTATAGATAAAAAACTATAAAAACAAGTGATACTATTATAAGGCGGCTTAACGTCGCCTTTATAGTATTTAAAATAAAAAAATAATGGCGGTAAATATAAACACAGTATATACAACAGTCTTGTACATATTAAACAAAGAACAAAGAGGATATGTTACTCCAGCGGAGTTTAACAGTCTAGCTGTTCAAGTTCAAGACGAGATATTTCAAGCATATTTTCCCGACGGAAATCAATCAAACCGTCAAAATCAAAAAAACTCTCAAAATGATACTGAGTTCTTTAACATGTTTAAAGATACTTCTTATAAGCTTTATCCTTTTGAAAGAGATATAATCTTTGCATATAACGCTGCTAATCTAGGTTGGATACAAACAACTACATCGGTTATATTTAAGTTAGGTGAAATTATTTCAACCTACAATACTACAAATCCTCAATTTGATTCTATAACTCAACTAGCAAGCAAAAGTGATTACTCGCAGATTATTAGATCTAAACTAACTGCGCCTACAAATCAACATCCTATTTGCTTCACAACTCAAACAACTACTTTAGTTGCTCCATCTACGGCGCAACAACTTTTAATAAAAGTTAATCCTCAACCTAACGTTGTAACCATAAACTGTCTAGTTGTACCATCAAGTCCTTCATGGGGTTTTACTGTTGGTACTTTAGGTCAATACTTATATAGCAGTGCTACTTCAGTTAATTTTGAATTAGACATAGCTGAGCAAACAAACTTAATAATAGGTATACTTAAATACTGTGGTATAATTATAAGAGATCCTGAAATTATTCAAACAGCAGAAGCAGAAGCACAGGAAGTATCAATAAATGAAAAATCTTAAAAAATGGGATTAATAACAGAAACTAATCAACAATACTACCAAGGTGCGCAAGGCTTTAGAGGAACAGGTAATGCTTTAACAATAACTACTACATTTAACAGTGATTTAGTTTTTACTGATGCTAACTCTTGGGATCCTACTAGCGTAAATTATGCATTAAATAATTTTAAAATATATACCAGTACTACAGGTTTTCCTGGGTCTTGGTCTGAATACATTCTTCAATATAACGTAGCTGGTAATGCTATAACCTTTACAGCAAATCCTGCAAATAACTTATTCATAGTTGTTCAATTAAGTATATTAGATGGTGGTCAATATGGCAATACGCCAGCAGAAGAAGCCGTAGGTGATACAGTTGAAGAAAATTATGGTACATATCAATATAATACTTTAAATGATATTATAGATAACTACATGGTTGGTTATGTAGGTGACGGTAAAATAATACAAACAGCTAAGAAGTCAGATATAGTTTTTTGGGCTAAAAGAACTTTACAGGAGTTTAGTTATGACACTTTAAAAAGTATTAAATCACAGGAACTTACTATTCCTGCAAGTCTACAATTAGTTATACCTCAAGATTATGTTAATTATGTTTCATTATGTTACATAGATAGACTTGGTGTAAAACATCCTTTATATCCAAACAACAATTTAACAACAAACCCTTACTATAACCAATTACAAGATAGCGCTGGTATACCAACCCAAGATAATTTTGGTGAAGACTTAGAGGGAACATCGTTAACAACTGAAAGATGGAGAACTAATAACGCTGGAAGAGCTATAAACGGATTAGCTCAAGAGCAAATAGATAACTTATCGTATGATGTATATCAAAACGATATGGGATCTGGACCTTTAAACTGGGGAAGATTATACGGTTTAGATCCTCAATACTCTCAAACAAACGGTTGGTTTGGCATAAATGAAAGAGATGGTTTATTTACTTTTTCTAGTAATTTAGTAGATAGATTAATAGTATTAGAATATATATCAGACGGACTAGCTTACGACTTAGACACTAGAGTACCTAAGATGGCCGAGGAAGCAATGTATTTAAGTATATCTTATAATCTATTAGCCAATAGAGCAAACGTCTCTGAGGGCATGATTGCTAGATTTAAAAAAGATAGAAGAGCAGCTTTAAGAAACGCAAAAATAAGATTATCTAACATTAAGCTTGATGAATTTGTTCAAGTTATGAGAGGTAAATCTAAATGGATAAAATCATAACACATGGCGCAAGCAAGAAATAATTTTGTACAGAGCAAGATGAACAAAGATCTAGACGCTAGGTTATTACCTGGAGGTGAGTATAGAGATGCTCGTAACGTTCAGGTTAGTAAATCTGAAGGAGCTAATGTTGGTGCTTTAGAAAATGTTCTTGGTAACGAGCCTGTGTTAAATATAAATACTTTAACAGCATCTACTGATCAAAAATGTATAGGACAAGTTGTTGATGATTCTAATAATTTTGTTTATTTATTTACAACAAATAGAACTGCTGATAAATCATCGTACTCTCCAACATTTAAAAACTTTATTATAAGATACGATGCTGTAAATCAAATTGGCCTTGTGTTAGTTAAAGGTAATTGGTTAAACTTTTCTTCATCAAAACCAATACATGGTATTAATTTATTAGAAGGTTTATTGTTTTGGACAGATAATAGAAATCAACCTAGAGTAATAAACGTAAATCTTGCCGCTCAAGATGATAATCATTACAATTCAGAAGATCAAATATCTGTAGCAAAGTATAACCCATACGAGTCTATGCAATTATGGCAAGAAGCAGCTGGATCTACTGACGCTGTTCCTTATGAAACTACTATGAAAGATGTTACATCTCTTAGTTTTCCTAATGGTTGTAGTGCTATTTGCGCTGCCGGTGGAGCAGTTGGAGATCCAATATCAATAATTGTTACTGGTCTTGTTGGAGAGATTTTCTTTTCAAATATATTAGCGTCAGAAAGAAAAATATCTTTTTTACAAACCGTAAGTGGTGTTGTTTCAATGGTTAGCACAGGAGGTACTGTTTTTAGTGCTGTTTTTGATGATACTACTACGCCACCACAATGGGAAATAGTAGTAAATAACATTACAACAGCTATACCTTCTAACTCGACTATAGTTGTAAATCCTAATACTTATTTTAATGGAAACTTTGCTGGAGATCCTAATTTCTTAGAAGATAAATTTGTAAGATTTTCTTATAGATATAAATTTGAAGATAATCAATATTCTATATTTGCACCATTTACACAAGCTGCTTTTATTCCAAAGCAAGATGGTTATTTTATGTATGTAAAAAACAATGACAGTGGTCAAATTGGTTTTACAGAAAAACTTGACGAAGCTTCTGCTTATAGAAGTACTGTTGTTAGTTTTATGGAAAACAAAGTAGATTCTATTAAATTAAGAATACCACTACCTACTACTAAAACTCTTTTATCCGATGCTCTTAAAATAACCGAAATGGATATTTTATTTAAAGAGTCTAACGGTTTAGCCGTAAAAGTAATAGATACTATTTCAATAACAGATCTAACAGCAAACGAAAACGTTGATCCTAACATTTTTGTGTATGAGTACAACTCTAAAAAACCTTATAAAACTTTACCTTCAGATAATCTAACAAGAGTATACGATAAAATACCTGTAAGAGCTTTAGCTCAAGAAGTATCAGGCAATAGGGTTATGTATGGTAATTTTCAAAACCAACATACTCCACCAGATAATATTGACTATAGTGTTAGCGCGGGACCAAAGCAAGCTTTTGAACTAAATATAGAAACAGGAAAAGCTAATGGTACTCAAACAGTAACGGCTGGAAATGCTATAAACATAAAAGAAACAACTGCTATTCCATCATTAGGTAGTATTGCTACCGCTACTGGTATACCAAATAACGCTACTGTTACGGAAATAAGCGCAACAGTAATGAAATTAGATAAAGACGTTACCTTAGCTGACAATGTAGTTATAACTTTTAATTTAGTTGGACCAGATACAGATTACGTTTCTAAAGTAGAATACC